AACCTTAACCCAGATAGCAGGCATTGTTTGTGTCATAAATACTCTGTAACCATTGAAGTTGCCACTAGACTGGAAGCCTTGTGTACGACCCATATAGTCCATTGTACCATTTTGATAGAACCATTTCAATTGATTATCCCAGCTTAATTTCAACAAGAAGATGTTGTCATTAGTATTATCTGTGATATCAAAAATAATGAAATTGTATGAACTTAATGGGAAACCATCAATAATTGGATTCTCAATATCATTTGTATGTACATTATCAAAAGCTGGATTCAATACAAACTTAACGTTAGCTAAGAATGGTATGATGTAGCTAGTGTAAGCAAATCCAAAGTTTAAGTCCATTCCAGTACCAGTTACAGCACCAAGCTCATGAGCATTAAGAACAAGACCAGAGTTAACTGCTTCTTTCTTAATTGCTTCATTAACAAGCTTCATACCACCCATACCAGTTTGTACAATCAAAGCACGTTGAGGATCTGGTCCTTTGAATTCAACTTTACCATTAAAGAAGTTGAAAATTTCAGATTTGAAAAGATCCAAATTAAAAGATGCTTTGTTATATATACGTTTGTAAGAGTTATCTAATTGCTTCCAAAGACCAACTGATAAACGAATATCATCTGGACCATCTTGTCTAACTTTACCACCTTGTCCCCACATTAAGTAAGTTTCGATGTCATTAGCAATTTTAGTCAAATGAGCTGCTTCTAAAGTAGTCAAGAAAGAACGTGTAAGCTGACCATTTGCATAAGCCTTCTTAACGTAATCTTTACCCATTTTATCAGCCATTGTTTCCAAGTTAGTGATAGATGGATCTACATTCTTATCGAAGTTTCTCCACATTTCAATTACTGGAACTGTACCATCAGCTTTCATACCACCTTTCATCATCAAGTCAGCACGACTAGAAATAGAATAGTGAACGTGAGCTTCTGCTCCTCCTACATAGTTGTAGAATTCACGGAAACCAGCAGATACATTACCAATGTCAGAAAATCTTTCTCCGTATTCTCCACGAGCAGAACCTTTACGGAAAACCTTAGTACCAATTTTAAGATATTTGTTATCCAAATACTTAGTGTTGTCGTTGTTTACCAACTGTACTGTGTAAATGAAACCGTCACCAGCTGGGATAATATCATCCACTGTGATGTACATTTCCACACCATTGTACTTGTCATAAGTGATGATGTCACCATGACCAAATGAACGCTTGTTTAATTTAATCTTGAAGGTTTGTCCATCAACACCTTTTGTAGCATTAGATGATTCAATATCTTCAACGATGTAAGGAAGATCCTGAGCAACAGGAATCTGCCATTTGTACTCACCACGGTTATTATCTACTGAAATAACGTTCTTACCACCAAAAGATGACATTTGATACAAAGGCATTTCTACTTTTTGTGCCATTGCCCAAAGATCTACTGGACCTAAATCTGTAGGTTCAGCTGACTTAAGGAGGTTAGAAAGGTGGTACGAATCTACGTGTGAACTTGTGTTATACACATTGTCACGTAGGAAAATACCATTGTTTAAAACTGGGGTTGCCATAGGGCTTAAAATTTAAGGGTTAATAATTAATTATCTTTTAAAAATATTTTGAGGTTTAGCTATTTTTTTTGATTTTTGATTGTCATCTTCTTCTTGATAAGTAGAAACATTTTTACGAGATTGTTCTGTTTTAAGTTGTCTCACTGTTTGTTCTACTGCTTGGTTCTTTCCTTGTTTCATTAAATTACCACGGTATTCATCAGGATTAGAAAGTAACCAAAGAGCTTCAGCAATTAAAGGATAGTCAGGTTCTACAAACTGATACTTCTCTAAAAGGTGTCCTAATAAATTAGTAGGTTTACCTGATATAGAAGGATATTGTGGTTGAACAAGTCCGCTATATAATTGAGCTTGAACTTTTTTATCTAACTTAAGACCATTAATTTCTGCTGGTCTTAAAGCTTCAAATACATTTCTTTGATATGTATCTGCTGCTACTTGTTGTTGTTGTTTTCTATATTCTTGTTCTTGCAATTGAGCAATAACAATTTTTTCTTGCATTTGATCCAACTTTGGTTTGAATTGTTTAGCTTTCTTTTCTAAAACTCCAATATCTTTCCAAGTTGTAAGTTCTTCATCAATCTCATCAGTTGTACCAAAGTTACTTGCTTGTAAATATGAACGAACAATTTGTTCTTGATCATACTCATCTGAAGGATCTAATTCTCTAACTTGTTCTGTAGCAGCTAAAGCTTGAAATAAACCTTTAAGATCTTGTCCTCCATCTGCTACATATTTAGCAGCATATTGAAGTTCTTCTGGAAGACTTTGAAAAAACTCAGCAGGAGTTGATGCAGCCACTTCATTTTTAATATTGCTAACATTAGCTTGCCAAAGTTCTTCAACATCTTTTTCAGCAAGTCCACTTAAATAATCATCAAGTGATTGTTTGTTTTCATCATAGTCATCAAATGCAAACATTTCATTTGACTCTATTCTTTTCTTTAAAAATTCTACTAGTCCAGACTTTTCTGTCCTTGGTCTTCCTTTTTTAGGTTCATCATCAAACTCAGGTACTACACCTTCATCTAAGATTTCATTTAATGCTTCTTTTAATTCAGGTTTACTATCTACATTATTTGTAGTTGAATTAAAAGTACTAACATTATCAACTTTAGGATCATTATCTAAAAAATCTAAGTTAGTTTGTTTTTTACTAAAGATATTAGCTTTAATTTCTGTAGGAGCATCTGTTGGAGTAACTATGTTACTTGCTGCAGGAGCTCCGTCAAATAAACTATCAATATCTAAATCTACTTGTTGTACAGATGTTTGTACATTTTGATTATCAGCCATATTTGTTTGGTTTTTTATGTGTATCTCTACATTATTAATATACAACTTAAACTCTAAAAATTTATAAGTTAATATCTAAGGTGTGGACTATATAGCTATAACTTATTTTTTCTTTTCTTTAGGTTTTGGTGCATCATATTTATTCTTATTTTCTACAGCTATTTGAAGTTGTTTGTCTGCTATAGTTTGTTGAGCTTGTAACTTTTCTCTTTCTATATTATGTTTGTCTGTAGTTTGAGCAGTTCTATTTATTTCTTGCTCTCTTTTAAAATTCATAGTTTGTTGATATTCATCCTGCTTTCTAATATTATTCATAGCATCTTGATAATCAGATTGTTGATTTTGGTTAATATCAACCTGAGCACCATATCCAGCAGCTCTAATTTCAGCTTCAGTGATTTTAGTTTGTCTATCTTTAGCAGACTCTTCAGCTTTAAATTGATTAGCAGCTTGTAATTGTTGTTGAGCAGCTTGAATTTGTTCTTGTTGCATTTGTTGCTGATGCTGTTGTTCTTCTTGTCTTTGAGCATTAACTTTTTCTTCAGAAGCTTTAAGAACACCAGTAAGTTCAGCAATTGATTCTGATTTAATTATATTACCAAGATCATATATAGAAGCACCAGTGGCATTATTATTAAGTGCCAACTGTTTAAGTTGCTCCATCATTGCACGAGAATTTGTTTTAGTTGTACAGAATATATTCATATCTCTAAGAAGAAGATCAGTTCCATTCATTTGAAAATTAATTTTTTCATCAGCTCCTGTAATATACTGAAGACGAAGACTAGGTTTTTTAGAATGATAATACTGAGCAAGATCAGTTCTCATTTGATGTACTCTAGGCATTAAATTATCACTATGCTGTATAAAGTATTGTTCTGTCTGTGCATAAGAAGCATTAGCAGCTTGTTCTACACCGGTAGCAGTTTGCTGTTGAGATATCTGCATACCCATACGTTGTTGATTAAGTCCTATTACTTCAAAAGCTTGAGTTTTAAAATACGTACCTAATTGTATTCTAGAAAGCAAACGTTGTGTTTGTTCTAGATTTAACACTTGATAGTGTTGAAAATTAAGAGCATTCTCAGTGTTAGTTATAGAAGTATCTAACGGTAACATTTGAAAATTCTTCATAGCAACATAGGCTTTAGCCAGATTATTTTTACCCCAGTCTTCTCCCAATGAGTGACGTGGTAAAGCATTCTGGTCTAACATGATAACCGTGCCTAGCTCATCTACGAGAATATCTGCAATTTGGTTATTCACTATATTATAGCCTATTTGATATGGTTTCATTAGATCTACTAATGAAACAGAACGTGTATTTCTATCTCCAAACACTGATCCTTCTACAGGAAGTTTACATCCATAAATAGTAGCATCTCCTTTAAATTGAAATGGAACTCTACCTGGACGACCACCATTTAGTCCTAAATAAATAGGATTGATACCTCCTGGGTTATTCATACCCCAGAAAGCTGGACGGTTAGGTCCTATTTTAACTCCACCCCATACCTCATTAATCCAAATCCAATCTATATGTTCACCAAAAGCTAAATTATCTTTTGTTTTTTCTTTCCAAATAGATGTATCATATTCTGGTTTATCAGTTATTTTATATTCTTCTGATATTATATCTTGAATAATATCTCCATTTTGAGTTATTTTTGTAAGATGTCCAACTTTTCTTTGACTTTTCCAATAGATTGTTGAAACCCTGAGCATGTAACTTTTACCAAAGTCTTGCAAGTCTTCTGAGTCAGATAGTATCCATTGTACAATATCTCCAAATTGACTTCCGGCATCATACAAAGAAGTAAATTGTCTATAAGCCAAAGAAGGCATTTGAGTGTTCCATTCATGAGATCTAGTAGGGTCATAGTATGTTCCGTCATTTTGATATCCTTGTATTGCATATCCAGCAGAACGTGCCGGATATATTGCTTCTAAAGCTTCTAATTGTTCTTCAGTCATCATCCATCCAAACTTATCTACAACATCTGATATAGACATCATATCAAGTTTACCCACCCAATTACCCTGAGATATATAACGTACATCTGGACTCTTATGATAGAATGTAAGTAGGGGATTCCATAGTTCAACATCATAGTCATCTTCCATCATACTAAAATGCCAAAACTCTCTATCAGTAATTAACATATCACGAAAAGCTCTTTCTTCTAGCTCTTGCATTTTAAATCTTTCCTCATCTACAGACATTTGATGGGTGGCCCATTCTTCAACCATAGATCTATAATCTTTTTTAAAGAAAGCTTCTATTTCAGGAAGAGTTTTAAGTGCTTCAGGAGACATTTGTTTTTTGGCATCTTCACTATTAGGATCAAGTCCCATTTCAGCCATAATAGCCATTTGTTTTTGTTCAGCTTGTTGCATCAATGTTTTTTCAATCATTGATCTTTTTTCTTCTAACATTTCATTATATGACATGTCATCTACAGCTCTAAACATCACTCTAGATGATCTCTTAGAAAATTCATTAGTAAGAACATTAATTACATTAGGAATAATAGGATAGAACTTAAGCTCAAATGCAGATACATCTTCTTTAGTGAGTGTATCTATTAAATCACCCATCTCATTATCTTCCTCCACTATATAATCTTGCTTATCTATAATACCCTTAGCTAGTTTATAGTTTTTCATTAGACGTCTAGCATTACGTCTAAGTTGTTTCATGCCTTGAAACTCTAACCAGTCAAGGTTCCATGCCCTCCACTGATCATCTTTTTCTTTTTCAGAAACAAACTGAAACGGTTGTATAAGAGTACCCATCTTGTTGTACTCTACTTTAGCTCCAGCTTTTAATTGTAAGGCATTATATATTTGCATGATAATTAATTAGTTAAAGTGATAGGAGCATCTGAACTAAGGTATGTTACTGTTATACTAGTAGTTCCTGCAGCAGTTGTTGATGTTGTACATGAATAAATGCCGGCATTTAAATCTGAAATTGTAATTGTTGTTACCATTTTATCTTATATTTTTAAAAGCATTACGAGAAGGTCTGGTCATACCATTATTTTTACCAGAACTACCAATATGCCTAAAAGGACTATAATTTAATTTACTAAATTTTTGTGAGTTATCCAAGTTTTTATTTGTAACTTCTATACGTTTAGATAATCCTCTATTAGATTGCTGTACCTTGGCAAAAGCTACAAGTGAACAGAATGCTACCAATCTATCCACGTTTAATCCTTCTTGGTAAGCTTGCATTTCTTTTAAAAGCATTGGATCAGGAATTCTTTCCACCCCATATATAACTTTAGTAATGGTACCATCTACATCTGTTTCCTGATCTATTTCTTCTTGTAAGAACTCAATACCATATGATAACAAGTTTCCTTTAAAAAGAGTTCCTACGTTTTTCCATCCATATTCTTGGAATACATTTCGGTTAGCTCCAATATCTTTTAAAAATAAAATCATATCTTTAGGAACTAAGTATCTTTGTTTCTTCTTAGATATCATGTATTGAATAAATAAAGCTACGTTATTCTCCACTAAAGCCCAGGCATTATACCATTCAATCATTATCTCTAGACGTTCATGAGTTTTATTAATATCATCAAACCTACCACACCATGAAGCAACTATAGCATCTCTTTCAATAGAGTTTTCAACTTTACCATTTCCCTCATCTTTTATAACTTCTACTGAGTTTTTAAGAATGTATATACTACATAATGAATCAGATGTAGTTGTTTTACCTTCTCCTACAGGATCAATTGATGCATAGTACATACCAAATGTCGGATTTTTACAAGGACGTTCATATACACATATTACTCCTTCTTTATCATCAGACTTTCTACTTATAGGAAACTCCCTAATTGGAGCTTTTCTAGAAACCTTATCTACAATTTTACCTTCAGCATCTCTTGTAAGTTCCAGATATTCAACAGGATATGCTTTATCTTCTATACGTTGTAATTGTTTAGAAACAAGATGAGGAGGAAATACAGATTCTTTTCTAGTAGCAAATGCTTCCTCTATGCATGTTGGTTTCTGAGATATACGAAGTTGGTATTGATCAGGAGGAAGATCTTTATACCATTGTTTACGTTCTTCAAATATAGCTTCTAAAGCTTCTTTAACTAAAGAGTTACCAGCTTCATCTATATAAGGAGGCATTGACCACTGCTCTGGTATAAACAAACCAGTTTCTCCTATAGTGCCTTTTTTATCTAATAAATTACTTGTAATAGCAAACATCCCATATCTATTAGGATGTAGTATCATATCTTTTAAAGGTTGGCATTGTTCAAGATCACCTACAGAACCAGCTGCTATAAACGTACCTGTAGTCACCATACCAGATTGCATAGCTGGTCTCATGAACTCATATGTATCCATCATCTTAGGAGCAATACCTGCCTCCTCATGAAAGAAGTATGTTACAGGTCCACCCACACCATTAGTTGGATCTTTCTCAAATGATGTACCTGTAATGATAGATTTATTACCCCTGTAGGTATCTCTTCCTCCAATCCTGACCTTTATTCTTTGTTGCCATGAGAATATCTTATCAGGTTCAGATGGTCTGTACCAGGCTGTATGTTCGTTAAGGAAATTTCTATATTCATTAAGCATCCTCCAAGATCCTTTCTCAGAAATATAATCTTTAAGACTAGCTCCTATTTTATTTACAGA